ATGTAATAGAATATGAGCTTGTTAAGGATTTAATGAGTAAATCTAAGAGAAGCAAAGCAAGCCTGAATAATATCGCCTATACTGTCAAACAAATTAATGAAATTAATAGGTTGGAGAAGGGTCAGCCAACGAGTATTGACCTCACTATCAACGCGGATATAGCTGAAATGATGGCTCTGCTGCGGCCTAAAGGCGTTACAGAGGATAAACCCGCCGTTATTGACATATAAAGGGTGTAAGTATGTATAAAGACAAGGAAAAGCAACGAGAAGCGGTGAGAAAAGCAGTAGCAAAGCACCGGATGAAGGGTATTACATCGCCGGAGGGTATTACAAGGGTATTACATCAGGGTATTACACAGCCAAAGGTATCACCGAAGCCCAACGAAAGCGTAACCGTCCACAATGACCTAGTGTCTGAGAAGAAAGCAAAGGCGCTGGAGGCATTGGCCGGGAAGGGGCGCTTGCCTTATGCTTTATGTGATAAGTGCGGCAGGATTAATCTTAATTGCAGATGTAATCCATTAAAGAAACGAGGAAAAAACGCGCATATAATTGGATTGCGTAGCAATACACTTTAAAGGCTATAATAAATAAAGTTCCTTATGATGAGTATTTTGTATGATGGTTTATATTTTGATAGTATTACCCTTTGAGGAAAACTCAAGGCACTTTGATAAGAATGAGGAAGCAGGTTAAAATAGCATTACAATACAAGGGGGGGGTTAATTTCTGGGCTTTGTGGTTGGAGTAGGTGGGGTCTAATCCCCAGAACTAGCTCAGCCATACGCTTACTCCTAAAAGGGTTTCTAGGTGAGGGGATAATGACAGAACAAGGGGCGCGACCGATGGCAAATGTAACGTATGCCGAAAAAATTTTCGGAGCGAGGGTTTCGGCGAGAAGGTTGTGTGGAGAAATTGTCGCTAAAATAGACAAGGGGCGAAATGACACGAAACGAGGCGCATGAACTGTTCGGTGAGATATTACACCGGGCGAAGAAGGAGAAGCAGGAATTTGCGGTGCTGCGGCAGTTGTGCCGGGAGAATCTGTTTTTCCTGTTGGTGCGTATATGTAACCGGGTGGATTTGGACACGGATTGGCATTTCGATAAGTGTAATACGATTGAGGCAGAGCCGGACGGGTTTATTGACTTGTGGCCGCGCGAGCACGGAAAAATGCTAAGTGTTGATGAGCCAGTGCCTACGCCGGATGGTTGGGTGCGTCATGGGTATTTGGAAGTAGGCAGTGTGGTTTATGGCGTGGACGGGAAGCCCTGTAAGGTTATCGCAAAGACTCCGTGGGAGAGTGACGGGGAGTGTTACGAGATATTTTTCAAAAACGGGATTTCGATTAGGGCGGGTGCGGAACACCTGTGGGTTGTCGGTCAACGGTCTAATAAGCGTATTGGCGGTGGGAAAAGACTGCTGCGTGAAAAGAGCGTAATGACAACGAGGGATATTTATAGGTTTGTGCATAAACCCGACAGGCGGTTATCGCTTGATGTTCCGGCGGCGGTAAAGGGACAATGGCAGGCATTGATGATTGACCCCTATTTACTGGGGGCTTGGCTTGGTGACGGGACTTCCAGTTGTTTAAACATAACCTGCGCATACAGGGATATTCAGATAATTGAGGAAATAAGAAAAGAGACTCCGATTAAGGAGGTTAAAAGCTCTAATAAAAATTCGGGACTTTTTGCGTTTGGGAACGGCACGCGCGGTAAAAAGGGGACTGGATTAACTCCTTACTTCAGGGATTATGATTTATTGCGAAATAAGCATATTCCGAAGAAATATTTGTTAGCTGACAAAAAACAACGGCTGGCACTGTTACAGGGACTTATGGACACGGACGGCACGATTGACAAAAGGGGGACTGCATCTTTCACAAATACCAACGAAAGGCTGATTGATGATGTTTATGAACTGTGCTGTTCGTTGGGGCTTTCTCCGGTAAAGCGGACAAAATACGGGAAATTTGGTGGGCGGCCTTATGTATCGTTTGACGTAACGTTTCAGGCATATTCACAAATGCCAGTGTTTCGGCTGGAGAGAAAATTAAAAAGACAAAAGGTCGGTAAGCCGTGGGGTCGTAAATACATTATTGACTGCAAAAAAATTCCGTCTGAGCGAATGTCCTGTATTCAGGTATCAAGCCCTGACGGTTGCTATATCGTTGGAAAAGATTTTTTGCCGACACACAATTCGTCGATTATCACGTTTGGCAAAACTGTGCAGGATATACTGATTAACCCGGAGGAGAGATTCGGGTTTTTCTCAAATACGAGACCGCTGGCGAAAGACCATTTAGTGCCGATAATGTATGAGTTTGAGGAGAACGGCAAGCTGAAGGCGCTATTCCCGGATATACTCTATGGCCACCCGAAACGGCAATCCCGTAAGTGGTCGGAGGACGACGGGATAGTGGTAAAGCGGAAGGGGAACTATATTGAGTCCACGGTTGAGGCTTCCGGGCTGATTGACGGTCTTAAAACGGGCGTCCATTACACGGTGCTGGTGTGGGACGATATAATCAATGAACGGTCGGTTTTTACCCCCGAAATGACAGAAAAGGCTATGGGGGCGGTTCGGTCGTCCACGAACTTGAAAACTCAGGGCGCGCGGTTCAGAGGGGTCGGGACATATTAGGACTTCAATGACCCGTATGTGCAGATGGTGGAAAGCGGCATAATGAAGGAACGAAAATTTCCGGCGACTGACGATGGGACGGAAACGGGGACTCCGCTGTATTTCACGCATGAGGAACTGGCGCTGCGGCGTAGAACGAACACCCCATATCAGTTTGCCTGCCAATATCTGCTAAACCCGAAAAAAGGCAGCCGGTATGGAATGGAGGAAGGTTGGCTGAAATACTGGCCTGCTTCCCCGGAAAAAACCAACGGCATGAATATCTACCTTATCGTTGACCCGGCTAATGCCAAGAAAAAAGAAAACGACTATTCCGTATTGACTGCGGTAGGGGTCGGTGGCGACGAGAATTACTATGTCATTGAATGGGTCAGGGACAGACTGTCTCTGGCGGAACGGACGGACGCGCTGTTTAAACTCCATAGAAAATACCGCAAAGCGGTTAAGGGCGTCTTTTACGAGGAATACGGGATGCAGGCTGACATTCAGCACATTGAGTCCGTTATGACCAATATCAATTACCGCTTCCCGATTACGAAGGTCGCCGGCAAAATCCCCAAAAACGACAGAATCAACAGTCTTGTGCCGTTGTTTGCCGAGGGTAAGGTTTATCTGCCGGAGGAGTGTAAATACATTACCGTTGAGGGGCAGGCCGTTGACCTGACAAAAAGTTTTAAAAACGATGAGTATATGGTTTGGCCGTTTGCCAAGCACGACGATATGCTGGATTGTCTGGCGCGGATTCGCAGTAAAGAAGTGAGGATTCAGTTCCCGGATATGACAGTTCCGAACATCAATCACAATCCAGAAAGACACATTGTATCAGAAAGGGCTTATAGTCCCATAGACATCCACTTAGGAAAGGAGATACGAGCATGAGCTTTGGTTCAAAGACACCTAAAATACAACCGACACCCCCGCCCCCGGAAATGACCGACGAAGAAATCCGGACAACCGCGAGAAGCGAGAGGGAGAGGCTGCGGAAGATGGCAGGACGTAAATCAACCATAATGACCGGCGGAGAAGGCGCGTTTGGCGATGCTCCGACCGAAAAGAAATCCTTGCTGACAACTTTGGGGGCATAAATGCAGGATATACCCGTTCCGCAAATAACCGTCCCGACAAAGCCCGAATTTCCCGGCACAAAGAGACAGCAGGAGATTCAGGACAAACTCAGGTGGTTTGGCGAATTAAGGAAAGAACGGTCTTACTACGAGGAACTGTGGACGCTCATCAGCGACTATGTGACGCCCCGGCGCTATAATTTTAAAGGTCTTTCTCAAAAAGGCAAAGTGACAGGGGAACAGATATTCGATGGGACGGCGCAATCGGCAAAAAATATTCTCGTAAGCGGCTTTCACGGCAATATGCTTTCTTCGCAGTTTCCGTGGGTGAAGCTGGCAATACCTTCTTTCGGAATTGATAAGTTTAAACGCACAAGCAATCTGCGCCGCTACAATCAGCGATATGACACTATCCCGGAGATAAAAAGATATTTCGAGGATATGGAGTGGGCGCTTTACAACGAATATCAGCGGTCGAACTTCTATGACGTTATGACCGAATACATTGACGACGCGGCCACAATCGGCACGGCAACGGTCTATATGGAAGAAGATGAAGTGCAGGGAAAAATCGTCTATACGGTTTGCAATCCCGGTGAAGTGTTCATCGCTACCAACCGTTATGGAAAAGTCGATGTAGCCTTCCGTCTATTTAAAATGACGAAACGTCAGTTAAATCAGATGTTTGGCGAGAACGTGCCTGAAGAAATAAAACAGAGCCCGAACTCCGAGGAGCTCTTTGAGATTATCCACGCGGTTTATCCCCGCAGCGAAGTCGAAATGTATCGTTCCGGCGGACGGATGATACCAAAGCTGGATTACAAAAACATGGCGTGGGCGTCTATTTATCTGCTCGAAAAGACAAAAAAGGTTTTGGGCGAAAAAGGTTATCGCACATTCCCTTATGCTGTCTGGCGGTGGAGAGTAAATTCAGAGGAAACCTACGGACGCTCCTGTTCTGCTGACGCTATAAT